CCTTCCACCGGAAGAGTTGGGGCCTGGCTATTGGTCAAGTTCCACAAACATGCGGTTTGCTGATGGCTTCGCCTCGCGTGTACGTGGATTGACGCAGGTTTTTGATGCGCCAGCGGTTACGCCATACTTTCTAACTCCATATACCACATCAACAAAACGGTATTGGGTGCATGCCGGTCTGGCTGCGGTGTATGTTGATGACGGCACCACACGGACAGACATCACCGGCACAGCACCTACGGGCGCGATTGATGACAAATGGACGGGCGGTAGCCTGAATGGTGTTTTGGTCCTGAACAACGGCAAAGATTTGCCGATGTTTTGGAACGGCGATACCGGAACGAATCTAGCCACCTTGACCGGCTGGGATGCCAACTGGAAAGCGGTAGCAGTTCGACCGTTCAAGAACTTCATCATCGCGCTGGGCATCACCAAGACTGCGACGGTTTATCCGCATATGGTGAAATGGTCCGATACGGCGGTCCCTGGTGCCATTCCAACAAGTTGGGACGCCACCGACCCAGCGCTTGATGCTGGCGAAAACGACCTTGCTGAGACGCCCGATATTCTGGTCGATTGCCTGCCGATGGGCGATGTAAACATCGTTTACAAAGAACGCTCCATGTACTCGATGACGTACATCGGGCCGCCATATATTTTCCGATTCCAGCGGCTCCCTGGTGATGTGGGCATGCTTGCCAGGGGCTGCGCTGTGGCTACGCCGTTGGGCCATGTTGTCATGACATCGGGCGATGTGATCATACATTCAGGGCAAGGCGCTACTTCGATTGCAACGGCTATCGTTCGTGACTACATTTTCAAGAACATTGACAGCACGTACTACAAACGATCTTTTCTTACGGCTAACCCGCAACGTAACGAAGTCTGGGTTTGCTTTCCTTACGGCTCTAGCGCAACCTGCAACCGCGCGGCGGTGTGGAACTGGGTTGACAAGACTTGGGGCATTCGCGAGCTGACGGACTGCACCTATGGGGCGTTTGGTCAGGTCAGCGTTGCAAGCAGCGCGACAACGTGGTCAGGGGCTGGCTCGTTGACCTGGGCGGCGGCGGCAGCGGCATGGAATGAAAACGAATATTCACCGGCTGAAGCGCGGTTACTGTTGTCGCACAGCACGCCAAGAATCTCATTTGCCGACACTGGTACAACCGACTTTGGTAGCATCATCACGGCAACCCTGGAGCGCTCTGGCATGTCGATGGGGGAGCCTGATAGCGTCAAGCTGTGCAGGTCGATCTATCCGGTGATTGACGGCGTGAACGGTGCAACGATCAGTATTCAGATTGGCGCTTCAATGTTTCCTGACTCTCCACCTGCGTGGCAGGCAGTGCAGTCGTTCACGATCGGAACTGACATCAAAGTCGATTCATTCGCAACCGGGCGTTATTTGTCGGTGCGATTCTCAAACGCTGATTATTCTGCATGGCGCATTCGGTCGTTTCGGGTTGATTATGTGAATCAAGGGAGATTCTGATGGCACGCTATACGCCTGGAAACCTTCCATCTGATTCAAAGCAACTTGCTGAGTTTGTCAAAACCGAGTTGGAGAAAATCAGCGCGGCGCTGGATTCGCCGAATGAGTCGATGGCGCTGACAACGCTTTACGCTGCACCGAACAAGTTTCGAGACGGGACTATTATCAAAGCAGATGGGACGACTTACAATCCGGGGGCAGGCTCTGGAGTGTATGTTTACCGCGATGCGGCATGGCATTTACTAGGATAAATCATGACACCTCAAGAATTCGCAGCACTCCAATCCCAGACCAGCAGTCTGTATGACGCCTACGCCAAGTCGCCTGACTATGGCAACAACCAATCAGCGTCTTACAAAGCCTACATGGCCGCTCGACAAAAGCAATATGACGCAAACGAGGCGTTGAGCCAGCAACAAGGGCTCGCGGACGCAAACGCCGGGAAGTATGACGCCTTTCAGAACTACACCGGCAGACCTCAAGGCGAACTGCAACAGCGGCTAGAGCAAAGCGTTGCATCACAAGGGCCTAACCCTGGTAACGGGTGGACGCCATCAACACCCACGCAACAGCAACGCCCAATGCAAGTTGCTGGGGGCGGGCCTACAGTAGGTGGCGCAACAAGTCAGCAACAATTGCCGATGCAAATGCAGGGCGGTAATCTTGGTTTTGGTGGCGGTGGGATGGGGGGCTACGGCTACGAAAAAAGCCCGTACATGGATGCCATGGCCACCAACATCATGCGCCAGGTTAACGACAACTGGAGCCGCAACCTAGCCCCGAGCATTCGTAGCGGCGCCATGCAGGCCGGTGGCTTCGGTGGCTCGCGTCAAGGCGTGGTTGAAGCGAATGCACTCAAGGACATCAACAGCGGCTTGTCTGGTGCGCTGTCGAACCTGTACAACACCGACTATCAGCAGTCGATGGGGCGCAACCTGCAACGCTATCAGGGCGACCAGTCCTATGATCTCGGGTTGCGCAACAACGATCTAGGTTTCGGCAATCTTGATTTCAACATCAACCAAGGCAACGTCAACAACCAGCTTGCCGGGGCAAACTTGGGCATGAACACATGGAACGCACAGCAAGGCGCGAACCAAGGCGCGATCACGGCGGGCACGAACATGCAGAACACGCCCTACAACAACTGGAGCAACTTCAACACAGCGGCAAACAACGTCGGGCAAGGATTGTCAAGCAACACGACGAACCAAGACATGCAGGGCAATCCGTTGATGGGGGCGCTCGGTGGGTGGAACTTGGGAACAAAGGTTGCGGGTAGTCTCGGCTTCGGACCGCCAGTAACAGACGGCGGCTATTCTATCGGGCAAGGTTCGGCATACGGCGGCAATCGCGCGGGCTTGTAATGGACGCAGTTGACGTTATCAGAGTGGAGCCGGTAGATCGACTTCGGGCAATGGTTGGAGCATTGCCCCAAATCGACGCGCAGACTCAGCACACGATTGCTGGCGGCATGTACGCCCGGACGATCATGATTCCCAAGGGCTCTGTAATCGTTGGCCTGGAGCATCTGAAAGATCACATCAACGTCCTGTCGGGTGACATCACCGTCACCACTGGCGAAGGCGTGAAACGCTTTACAGGCGCGCACATCGTTATAGACTGCAAGGCCGGGCATGCACGGTCGGGGTATGCGCATGCCGAGACATATTGGACAACGTTTGTCCGAACCGACGAAACTGAACTTGATGCAATCGAGAATGAATCTGTCAAGCATCCAGAGATGCTACAGACCCGGATTCTGTCAATTCAAAAGGAGAATAATCTATGGCTTGGGTAAATGTAATTGGTGCCGGCGGTGCATTGTTAGGAGCTATGGATAGTGGCGACCAGCAACAGAGCACGGAACAAAAAAGAACCCCATGGGAACCAGCGCAACCATGGATGAAGCAAAACCTGGAGACTGGGCAGAACCTGCAACGGTATCTTGAGCAAAACCCGTTCAACGCGACTCAGAAGCAGGGCTATCAGTCGCTGCTGACTGGCGTCGATCAGTTCAATCAGGGCATTGCGCCTGGGTTGTACGGAATGGCCAACAACCTGGCAGGATCGACTTACAGCCGACAGCGCGGTGGAGCGCCTGGTTCTGCTGCTGGCTATGGTGGTCCTGTGCAGCCTGGCGGCATGTCACAGCGCCCGGGCAACATCTTCCCGACTCAAGCGCTACAAGCGCAACCATACGGGCAAATCAACTGGGCAGCGCAAAACCCGTTCAGCAAAGACAACCCGAACGGCATTGGCTCGACGCCAGCCCCAGCCGCAGCGCCAGCCGGGACAAATCCGCTTGAAGGGCTCACGCCCGAACAAATGAATTTGCTGCTACAAATGCTAGGTGAAGGCAGTATTGGCGGATTGCTGATGCAAGACATGGGCGGCGGCGGTGGTGGGGCTGGTGGAGCAGGGAGCATGTAATGGGACTACTTGACGCCTTTAACAGTGATGAAGGCCGCTTCGGCATGGCCTTGCTATCAGCGGCTGCGCCTCGCGTCGGTGGCGGCAGCTTCGGCCAACGCTTGCAAGAAGCAATGGCGACTATGGACGCCCACAAAAAGCAGCAATTCATGGCGCAAATAGAAAAGATGCGCATGGAAAATGCGCAGGCTGAGATGGCGGATAAGCAGGCGCAGAGGGCTCAGGGGCAGACCAATCAAGCCGGTGTGATGGGCATGCTCAAGCAGGGCGGCGGCTTTGATCCTAGGGCCTTCCTTGAGGCTAATCCTGGGGTTGATCTGGCTGGTGTACAGCAGGCCATGAAGATGGCCGAGGCGATGACGCCAGCACAAGCCGAATACTCGACGACACCGCAATACGATCAAGAAGGGCGGGCCTTCATTCTTGGCAAAGATGGCTCCATGAAATACTTGGACGGCATCAAAGCCCGTGACAAACTCGAAGAG